CTTGGTGTTAGCTCTGCTGCTTACGGCGGTGCTACTCCTGAGATGCTGGCTATGGCTACGGCGCAAGAAGAAGCTCGTAACAGGTCTATGTTAGGTGCTATGCAACAGGCTCAGGCAGAACAAATGCAACAAGCAGGACTAGGACAGCAGTTCCTTGGTGCTGGTTACATACCTCAGTCTCAGTTACTAGCTGCGGCACAGCCCGGTATACAACAACAACAACTTGCACAACAAGCTCAACAGTTTGGTACAGGACTCTTTGGTGAGACTATGATGTCTGGCTTAGAGGCTCGTCTGTTAGCGGAGCAAGCACGTGCTAACCTGCTAGGTGGCGTAGGCTCTAACATCCTTGCTGGTATGTTTACACCACAAACTAACAGGGTTACTGGTGTTACTACTCCTGCTGCTGGTATTGACTTAGGTGGTTTTGTTGGTGGTATTGGAGAAGGAGTTGAGTCAATCGGTAGCGGCCTTGGTGGGCTGTTCGATAGGATATTCGGTTAGGGGATAAATCATGGCTAAGTTTTCACAAACATTTTTACAGAGTATGTTACAGCCTTCTTATCAGGAAGGTTTGTTTACTGCTGCGCGTGGTATTGGTCAAGCCCCTGCTCTCCGTATGCAACAACAGCAACAACAAGCAGAGCAAGAGCAACTTGCTGCTATGGATCCTATGCAGAGATTTGATTTTGCTATTGATAAATTAAACCAAGCTCGTAAGTACGACGAAGCTGCTAGATTAACGGCTAGTAGAGACCAGTATACTTTTAATCAGGCTGAAAGAGCGGCTAAAACACAAGTAAGGGAAGATAGAAATATAATTGATTTTGTTTCTAACGGTATGTTAGCTAACCAGCAAACAGAAGTTCCTGCTACTCTTATGGTAGGTGAAGAAGAAAAGCCTATTCCTCAAAGATTACGTGATGATATTTTAAAAGAAGCTAATCTAAAAAGAGAACAGCAAGAAAGCGCAGAAGCTTCTAGGAGTGCGATGGAATTAACAGGCTACTATGCAGATTACGTTAACAATAATCCAGACTTATTAGAAAAAGTACCTTCATTACAACAACACGTTGATACTCTTAATTCAACAGATCCTAAATCTACTTTTGTAAGAAAGGCTGCTGTGTCTGCTGTTATTAAAGCTGTTGATGCCGATCAAAAACAAAAAACAGATGCTATGTATTCTGAAGAAGAGTATAACAGACAAGCGAGGATAACTATAGAAGAAATTATAAACAAAGGTTCTAATACTACTTTCTGGCAAGACTGGATGGGCAAACGTGATATCCACGATTTTTTAACAGGCAGCGGTACAGAAGATGAAGTAGAAGTTTTTCAAGAGCAGATGGCATTAGGTCTTAAGCAAGGTATAAAATCTAAGAAAGAGTTAATTGACTTTGCCATGTCTGGTATGCGTCGTAAAATAAAAGGTCAAGAACAATCAGAAGCTATCGATGAGTTTGAAAACGAACGAGCAGCCTTAGAAGAACAAGCTATAAAAGTTTTAATGAGGGATTTTAATATCTCTAGAGAAGAAGCGGTAGCTATGCGAGAGCAAATAAAATTAAAGGCTACTCGTGAAAATAGAATGAATAACTTTAATAACTGAGGTTTACATGGCTAGAGTAACCGTTAGCAAACAACCTAACAACTCTAGTGTAGATGATAGAGAGGTTTTTAAAAACCCTCAAGAATCTATACCTAGATTAGCGCGTGACGCAATAGACGTTGGGGCTACTTTAAAAGAGGTAGCAGCCATATTAAAAACAGACGTATCTTCTGTTAGTAAACTAGTAAAGAATGTTCCTTCAAGAATTACCCCTCAAGACGCTACTAAGATAGGGTTTTTTGTTAAGCCCGGTGATGAGTTTGACACAGACTTTGAGAAAACTCCTAGTATGTTTAAACAGATAACTGACAGGGTTAGTTATGCTTTAGAGTCTAGTAATTTACCTACCGTTGATAAACCTGACGTTA